AGTGCGTGAACATCATCGAGCTGAACGAAGGTCGCGATCGGAACTACGGAGACTGGCGCGGCATGAAGTACCGGTCGATCACGATGGAAGAGAACAGCAAGGATGAAGAGGGCGTGCTCAAAATCGGTGGGCATGAGATTTTTCCCGTCCTGACCCCACGGACTTCGCGACGTTCGGATGACGTGTACGGATCATCGAGAGGCATGCGCGCCCTACCCGATGCTCGACAACTCCAAGTGAATGAGCTTCGAGGTGGGGAGGCTTTGCTGAAGATGCTTCGACCCCCGCTCAACGTCCCCAACGCGAAGATGCGAGCAACGGTTACAGCGGGTCAAGCGAACGTGTACAGAGGGAATAACTCCGACGCGATTCGACCTACGTTCACGGTTGCAGGTTTTCCATACGGTGAGAATGAAGACAAGATCGCCAAGTTAGAGGCGCGGATGAAGAACACGCTTGGTGCGACAGCGTTTCAGCAGTTCGAGACGCTCGACGCGACAGGCAACCACCAGATGACAGTGCCCGAGGTAATGGAGCGACGCAGCGAGAAGCTTGCCCTGCTCGGTCCCACGCACCAGAGTGTACACACAGAGTTACTGCACCCAGCGGTCACGAATGCGTGGTACTACATGGGGCTGAACAACATGCTCGAAGCTCCTCCAGACGGCATGGAGTCGATGCCTCTCAAGGTTGAGTTCACAAGCCAGCTAGCACTGTCGCAGCGCAACATGGTGACCCAAGGGATCGAACTACTCGCCTCGCAAGTAGCCGCGATGGAGCAGTCGTATCCGGGCAGCAGCGACTTATTCGATTCCGATGCCGCAATCAGGCACATGGCGGGTGGATTCCTCGCTCCACCCGATGTCATTCGGGAAGAAGGCGCGGTCGAAGAGATTCGCCAAGCACGTGCGCAGGCACAGCAGCAAGCCATGCAACAGGAGCAGATGCTCGCGCAAGCTGAGGCAGCCTCGAAGCTAGGTAATGCAAACCTCGGCGACGGAAGCGCACTCGATGTGGCTGCGGAAGCAGGGGGTGTACAAGCACCGGGACCGTCCATATGAGCCCCGGCATGAACAAAGAAGCGGTCAATGGGCTGTCCGACGCGTTGGATTCAGTTTCGGGTAGAGCGCTGATCGCACACATGGCACGCGAGGGTTGGTTCATGGACGTGGTGCCGGGCGTTGACTGTTTGGTTGCACAAGGCATCGCCGTAGATCTCATGCAGGAATGTATGTACGTGAGCGCTGGTAACACCATGAAGTTAATTAGAGAGCAGTTCGTAGAGGGTGAGGTGAAACATGTCAGCAGAAGCACTTCCAGAACAGACAACGGAAGCAACGCCGGAAGCAACGCCGGAAGCAACGCCGGAAGCAGCTCCGAATAACGATACTCCCAATGCGACACCAGAACACGACAGTATTGTCGAGGGTCTTGGTGATGCCTTGGATATATCTGCCGACAAAGAGTCGGTGGTTGCCACTGCGGGTGCAGACGGTGACGACGCGGGAGTCGGGGACGAGCCACCTACGGGTGCGCCGTCCGAGTACACCGCGTTTAATCTTCCTGACGGTTTCGAGTTCTCAGAAGATGACACGACCGAGCTTGGTGAATTGGCGAAGGGGATGAACTTGTCGCAAGACGATGCGCAGTCTCTCGCCGACTTCGTTGCCAAGCACGGAACCGAGTCGTTGATGCCGAACGTCGAAAAAGCACAGGACGATGCGTACACCGTTTTCCGCAAGGACGAAGAACGAAAAGCAAAGATGGACCCGATCCTCGTTGGGCCGGATGGAGATCAATGGGATTCAACCATGAACTTCGTGCGGCAGGTGATCCAACGGTTTGGGGGCAAGGGCTCGATCGGCGAGGGCCGATTCGAAGCTATGAAAAAACAGGGCGCATTTGACACACATAATGCGCTCGTTGTTTTCGCAGAGATGGGCAGGGCACTCATGCCCGACACCTTGGACCCGGAAGGTGATCCGGGGTCGGACACGAGTTATGACGATCTGCCTGCGAAAGACCGCATGGGTTGGGACGATAATGCCCTCCCCATCAGGAAGTGAATCCTCCCTGCCATTGACACTTAAAGGAGTCACACAGTGGCAACCGTAGGAGATACAGTCGTAACGTTTGACGAATGGGTCAAGCGTATGGACAAGTCGAACGTGAAGACGATTATCGAGTTGGCTGCAGCGTCGAACCTGATGCTTAAGTCCGCGATGGTCGGACCCGGCAACGAAGCCGATGGCAATACCACAACGGTGCGAACGTCGTACCCAACTGGAACATGGACGAGCGCGTACGAAGGCGTCAACAGCGAAGCGTCACACACGAAGGAAGTGTGGGATGCGGCTGGATACCTCGAAGGGTATTCGGTCATCGCCAAGCGCTACGTGCATCGCTCGCCCGATCGCAAGGCTGCGCGAATGCAGGAGGAGCGCGCGTTCATTCAAGGTTACTCGGAAGAGATTGAAGACACATTCTTCCACGGTGACCGCGATCTGAACCCGAAGGAGTTCCTCGGACTCGATCAGCGCTACGGTAAGATCGGTGCAGAGACCGGTGGGCAGATCATCGACGCAGGCGGGGTCGGATCGGTGAACACCGACATCTGGTTCGTGGTTTGGGGCGAGAGCAAATGCTCTCTGTTCTTCGGAATGAACAACACGGGCGGCTTGCAGATCGACGACAAGGGTCTGGTTCCTTGGGCTCTGAACGGAGACACCAAGCATCAGGAATGCTACGTCAGTCACTACGAGTGGAACGTTGGGCTCAAGGTGGAGGACTACCGAGCAGTAGCTCGGATAGCGAACATCGACTCCACGGTGTTGACGGGTGGGGCGCCGGTTGATCTGATCCCGTTCATGATCGATGCGTACTTCGCGATCCCAACTGCAATCATGAACAGCGGCAACGTTCAGATCTATTGCAACACCACGGTGATGTCGGGGCTCACGCAGGAAGCGCGTAACCCCTCTGCTGGTGGTGGTGGGCAGACGTTCCTCACACTGGATACGGTCGACGGTCGACCCTTCACGTCGTTCATGGGCATCCCCATTACCCGAAGTGACAAGATCACTAACGCGGGTGTTCGCATCGTAGCATAGGCGTCTCGCCTGAAAGGAGTTCCATATGTCTACGGACATTGAAAACACGTACTTCGACAACGTCACAGTATCGGCCACAAGTCAGACCAGCACCAACATCATCGACCACGGTCCCGGCGGTCGCGGTCCCGGTCCATCACGGGGTCTTTACCTCATGATCAGCGCAGGTTCTGCGTGGACTGCATCCACAGTGTCGCTGACGTTTACGCTTCAGCAGGACGACGCCGAAGGGTTCGGTTCACCGTCTACCGTAAGAGCGTTCATCGTGACGACTCGACCGGCAGCGGGGGAGCTTCTTTTGAACGAAGCACTCCCGACGATCACAAAACGGTACACGCGTCTCATTGGTAACTGGACATCGGCGGAAACAGCAGGGTCAATCTCTGCGTCTCTGACTACCGATCCGCAGGCAACGTTCGAAGGTCGTTCCTAGCTGAAACCAACAACGAGAGGGTGAGGTGAACATGGCAGTCGAAGTTATTGCGAACATGAACGGTTCGTGTACACAGCAACTCGGACCAGATTCAAGGCCGAGACGTGTACGCGCTGGCGAACGCATTGAGTGGTTGTGGCCTGTCGACGGAAATGCCGACGACGAAGGCTATGTACCATTGCCGAAGGGTTGGACTGTGCTGCGCACGATTGGCAAAGAAGAACTCGAAAGGCGACTCAAAAAGCACGAGCAACCGGAAGACACGCAACGACGGCGCGGAACCGAAGATGTAGAAAAGTCGAAGGTGGTCCCAGTACAGCGGGGCTACAACGACGAGGACCGCGCACTGATTGCCAGAGCGGTGGAGTCGTTGGACGACGACGATCATGACCACTGGACGAAGCAGGGCAAGGCAGAGATGCAGGCAATACGCGAACGCTTCGAAAAGCTCGATATGGAAAAGACGGGAGCGCGGGACTGGCCTTCATGGTTGACTCGCGAGATCGTTGATTCTGTGGGCGCGCGAAAGCGTGGTGATCTGAACAACGACTTGTAGACAACGAACATCGAGTTCGATGTGTGCAGTCACCC